ATGTTTGGGTTGTACACCATATTCTTTCGCCCATATCGCCCCATTAGGGTTGATTGTTGCAACGTGATGACGGCGGTCGCTGTTGTAATCATCACCTTGTGGCGTAGTATGGAAGCGAAGCTCTGTTGCCCAATTACCCACATCAATACACTCAATACTGGAGTGTGCGTACGAACTGTTCCAAACAGAGAAATCAATATAAGCACCAGCACTATTACGACTCTTGAGATGTAATACCGAATTATCATTAATAACACGCAGCCAATTGATTTCATCGCCTGTTTTAGCAACCTTATTGCGAACATCTTCGTCTAGAGCAAGAGTTCCATTTCTGTTTGGTACAAAAACATCATAACCACCTTCCGTCCAAAATTTCCATCTTTTATCGGGTAATGCTTCAATACGAGAAAGCCAATTTCCTATATTGCCTTGCCGAATCACATCTAAGCCTGCAAACTGATTATTTTTAGCTGTAACAGAAAGATATTGCCCTGTTGTTTTTAAATAAGGGACAACAAGATCACCCGTCATCGTATCGCCTGATTTCGACACTCTGCCATTTGCATTATTGTTGGCGTTATTGGCAGAATTTTGAGCATTATCTGCCGTATTCTTCGCTTCCACGCCTTTGTCATAAGCGGTTTTCACCGCACGAGATGAACCAACGGTGGTTTGTGAATTGGAGCTTACGGAATCGCTCACATCGGTTTTATTGACTTTTTGATTGGTAAGTTCGAGCGTTTTTTGCTCATTTTGTGTAATTTTATCATTCAACACCTTCCCCTGTGCAGCCGTTAAGGCTTGCTCTTGGCTGGTGCTGGTTAGGGTGTTATTGAGTTGCACAATCCCTTTTTGGGTGGTGCTGGCTGAATCAATCGCGTGGGTGTGACCTGTGCTATCTACGCTATTTTGTGAATTAGCGGTAATGGTTTTCGGGGTCAGTTGCCCTCGGGTCGCCCAAATGACACTATCATCAACAGTAAGAGTAACCGCATTTGATGAGCTAACCAGTAGCACCATTCGGATCACCTGAATTTTACCGCTCCCTTCTTCTAATCTTGGTTTAAAGGTTTCAGGGCAGTTTGCATAAGCCACTAGGCGATTTTGTGCATCATAAATGCCAATTTCACGAATCCAAAAACCACCCACATTTTCAGGAATCGTTAGCTCAAAAATCACTTGTTTGTTATTTCTCGGGTCAGGCGATACTGCACTGATATTCGCTCGATGCACTTCTCGCACTAGGGTAGTACGAGCAGAGTCGGGCGTAACCGCTCTGCCGTTACCATCACCCACTGCCATTTGGCGAATATTCACCGCTTGGCGATTTGCCATTGCACTGGCAAAAAGCTGTGAGCCGTAAGTGGTCAGTACTGAATAATACGTTTTGCTCATAATCTCTCTTTTTGTCTTTCAAATTAAGGATAAACCGTAATAATTTCGCCCATTTGGCTTGCCATAAACACATTCATTTCACCCACTGGGGTGATCGCAATCGCAAGGGTAAAATGGCGTGAAACAGGTTTGACATCTTCAATTAAGCGGATAAGTTCTTCATTGGTTTGTTGATTTAAGCCTGTTTCGCTGACTTCAACGGTAAGTTTAAAAGTACCTGCAGTAGCAGGTGGGCTTTCTTGCCACCATTCTTTTAATTCCACAATATAGCCGATTGGTTCAACTACTCGGCGAAGTGCGGTAATCGTGCCTTTCTGTTTATGGATTAAAAACGCATTTTTAATCGCAATGCGTTTTGCTCCTTCACTCCAATGCTCGTCCCATTTATCCACCGAAAAGGCCCACGCCAAATAGGGTAATAGCGGTTCGGGGCAACGTTCAGGGTTAATTAAATCTGCAATTAAAATTGGGTTTCGCACCGCTTGTTGTAAACATTCTGTTGCTCGTTTTTCCAGTGGGCTTGAGCCAGTGGGGAGCAGTGGTGTATGGGGAGCGATTGGGTTAGTAATCATCAGATGCCACCACCTCTAGCTGAATTTGGGTGCAGTAACCTGCCTTATCGTTAGCTAAAATAATGTCTCGGCTCGGTTGTATCAGCTCCACTCGCTGTACACCCTCAATATGCAAGGCGGAATAAATGCCCGACAGGGTAATATCTCGCCCTAAACGTCGTCTTGCTTGTACATATTCTTCCAGGCGTTTTTGGGCTTGTTGGCGAATAGGTTCATATTCAGGGCCTCGCAACAGATGTAAACGGGCGTTAATTTGGTAATCTTGCACCGTTGCTGCTTGTACTAACACTCGGTCAGCAATCGGGCGAATATTGTCATCATTTAATTTTGTTCGCACCGCAGAAAGCACAGCTTCGCTTGGCACGCCTTTGCCAACACGAGACAGCACCGTTACCGTGACATTCGCAGGAGAAGGTGAAACCACCGACACATCAGCCACTTCAGCGTGAGCCGAAAGGGCGTGGAACACATAAGCAGAACGAGGGCCAGCCACCGATAATCCTTCAAAAGCTAATTGAGCACGCAAGCGGAGATCGGTATCACTCTCTAAAATTTCAGGGGTAGGCGGTTGTGTACTTGGATCATAGGCTTGTATCACAAGGCGTTGTACGTTGTAATTCGCTGCGATGACATCTAAGTCAGTGCCTGTAGCATAAGCGAGCATTGTCGCTTTTGCGGCATCGTTGATCCGTTGGCGTTCTAGCATTTGCAAATAGCAATTTTCTTGTAACAACTTCACAATCGGTTCAGACTCAAGGCTTAAACGCTGTCGCCAAAAGGCTTGCTCACTTTCAGGATAGAGCGAAATAAACTTTTCCTTACGTTCCGCAAGTAAGGTTTCGTAATCAATTTGCTCTATCACATCGGGAGCTGGTAATTTTGAAAGGTCAATGAGTTGGCTCATTTTTGCCCCTAGTTATCGTAACGCCAAATCAGCAAAGGCTAATTTGGTCTGATTATTTTTGTTAATGCCGTCTAAATCAGCGGTTACTTGGTTTGGGTAATTCGGGTCGTAGTGAATTTTAAAGCGAGTAATTTCAATGCGTGGTTCCCAACGCTTTAACGCCATTACCGATGCCGCTGCAATTTGTAAAGCCAGTGCCATATTTAACGGGCGGTCAATCAATTCAAACAGTTGAGAACCGTATTCTCTTCGCATTACCCGAGAACCAATCGGCGTAAGCAAAATATCCGCAACCGATTGGCGAATATGGGCGTTTTCATCTAGGAGAGTTAAGCCTGTTTTTTTATCCATTCGGTGTGCCTGTTCGTTTGTCGCCTGATTCCACGCCACTGTGTGTATGCGTAGAGAGTTTGATCCCTTTTCCACTGACTTCGCCTTGTGCAGTCATCGAACCTTGTGTGCTGATGGCTCCTTTCACACTAAGCGAACCTTGAATTACGACATTGCCTGTACAAGTGAAACTCGGGGTATCTGCGGTAATGCTGTTTGTGGCTTGAATGTTAGCCGTTTTGCAATTTTTCACCGTTAAATGACCGCTTGCTTGGTTGTATTTCAGCTCCATTCCGTCCGCAAACTTGATGCAATGCTCATCGGGGCTTTGGTTTGGGGCGTTTTGGGTATAAATTCCCACAAGCACGACCGCTGTCGTCAATTCGCCACTGACGGCAAGCACAAGGCATTGTTCGCCAGTTGTTGGTGGCGACCAGCTTTGCGTTGTGCCAGCTCGAAAGGCAACCCAAGGTAGCCAATCGGTTAAAATATTGCCCGATTGGACTTTCACTAATGCCTTGAGGTAATCAACTTCGGCAATCGTGCCAAGTCGGAGCAAATTATCTAATCGGCGGAGTAGTTCGGTGCGGTTGGGTTCAGTCATTGGAAATATCGGCAGTTAAAAATAGCGATATTGTCGGCACTCTTTAAGCGTAGGGCGAGCGGTGGGCGTTGTGGTTTGGGGTTTAACAGAGAAAGAAAAAGCGACCGCAGTCGCTTTGATTTGCAAAGATATTAGGCAATGATTTTTCGATAATAAAAAAATTGTTCCGCAATTTGCCAAAAATAAACCATTGTTTTTCGATGTTTTTCTTCTCTTTGTTCGGCTATGGCGTGAGCAAGTGGTTCAGGTAAAATAGCAATGAGTAAGTAGCTTTGTTGATCTTCCACATAAACCAAGCAAGTATCACTTGTTCGGCGATTCCCTATTTTCCAATTTCTATCCCAATTTCTTTTTGCTTGTACATCAATCACAGGCACTAGATGAACGTGCTTTAACCCTGAACGAATCGGGCTATAAAAGCCATCTTTCCCAAAATAATAACTGCTATCTTCACCACCTTCTTTCCAATTTTGGAAACGTTCAACAAAGGTGCGGATAGCAGTTTCATCATCAAAAGTGTGTGCGAATAATTGTGTGTAAACAATATCCATTTAATTGATACCCATCATCTGCATTAAGTCATCAATCGTCATTGATTTGGTTTTTTTCTCAATATTCGCAAAAATTCTAACATCTTCTTGGCTCAATAACGGCACTTTGCGTAATGGTTGATGCGGATATTCAACAACTTTAGTCAGGATTATCGGCTGAACAACTACTGGCATTGGCTGTACTTGTGTAATTCGCATTTTATTCTCCTACAAAAACGGACAACACTTGATCACATTGTCCGCTTTTATGTTTAGGTTGTCAATTAACCCCGATCTCGCAAACTGCTACGGGTTCTTGCCTCGGCTTTGCGTTGGGCTTGCTCTAAGGCTTTTTGCACCTGTCGGGCGATTTCTGCTTCGTTTTGGTTTGGGCTTGCGTTAATCGTAATTTGGATATGCTGATTAACCGCTTGGCTAGGTTTAGCGTGTTGGGCTGTCGCAATCGGTGGGCGATTATCCACTTGAATTGTAGGCATTGGTTGAGCCATTGCGACCGCTCCTGCCATTGTGGCAATGGCTCCCATTCCACCGTAATTTAAGCGGTTGAGATTGGCTACGCCTAAGCGTGCGGTTGCTTCTTTGGTCATTACATATTCGCCCCGATGCACAATACCTGCAGGCTCGTATTTACCCCCGTTGCCTGTGTAGCCACCACTTGAAAAGCCAGTATTAGCAGCCATTTTTGCGGTTTCTTCAATTTGTTTAGCGTGTGCAGGCTTAACAATGGTGGTTGCTGCTTTTGCCACACCATCACTAACACCGTTAATCCGAGTTTCTAACCCTAAAAATTCCATTGCACTATTAAACGCATTCGTGATGGATTTTCCGATACCGTCCCATAATTCTGTGATTTTCTTTTTCAAACTGTCAAATTTATCACCAATAGACTTAATGACAGTATTAACAACCAAATCCCAGTTGTTTATAGCGAAGATGATGCCCTGAATTGCACGCACAAACCAACTATCTGCAAATTTAGTTTTAAGCCAATCCCACGCTGTGCCAATGGCATTTTTGACTTTATCCCAGTTAAGATAAAGTAAGGTTAAAATACCAAGTACAATAGTAATTGCAGCCCCGATAGGATTTGCTGCAAAAGCAATGCCTACCATACGAATACCCGTAATCAGCCCAGAAAATAAGAAACGTCCCACTTTTAATACATTAGAAAAGACACTAGGGATTGCTTTCCATACTCGACTTAATAAATTACCTGCTTTGGCAAATAATCCTGCTTTCTGTGATCCATCTGCTAGGGTTTTGCCAAAGAGTAGGGCTTTTCCTAAATTAAAAACTTTCCCCAAATGACCTAACGATAAAATGACTCTCCCGATTGGAAAAAGTAAGAAACTAAATGCAGAAGCTAGCACTCCAGTAATACCGACTAAAGCAGTGATTGCTACGGCTGTAGCCATAATACCTGTTGTTAATTTAGGATTTTCTTTTACCCAAGACAATATCGTTTCAGATACTTGTCCAAACCATTCGGCTAATTCTTTAAGTTGCGGAGCTATAGCTTCACCCACTCCTGCCATTAAATTTGTAAATGTCCCTGTTGCAGAGTCCCAAATATTCGACAAAGTACCTAGTTGAGCATTCACCCTTTCATTAAGTGTTGCTTGGTTTGCAAGTTTTTGTGCAAACTCTTCATAACCTGCTTTGCCTTTTTCAATCATTGATGAAAGTACGGTATTGACTTCCGCATCATCACCAAAGATGGATTTGATTACTGCTGTACGAGTAACATCATTCAGTCCTTTGAGTTTTTCTAACTCTTTATATAACTTATCTAATCCCCCGAAATTTCCTTTACCATCTGTGAAATCAAGGTTAAATTTTTGGTCGATCAGTTTATCCCCTTTCAAATCAGACAATGCTTTTTGTATTTTTTCAACATCTAATCCTTTTTGAAATACCTTACGCAGAGCATTACCCGATGCCATACCGTCCATTCCTGCCTGATCCATTTGAGCCACTAGCGGAGCGAGTACGTCCATTGCTTCTTTACCCTTAACTTTAAGAATAGACAGTGCAGGAGCAAGGTTTTTAAATGCACCAAGCATATTCGTGCTATCTACACCAGCATAAAAGCCACGTTGGATAGTATCCATTAAATCCAACATTTCAACTTCTGTACCTTGAGTGGCATCTTGCATTTTAGCGGCAAATTCAGCCGCTTGTTCAGGCATCATATTAAGCTGAACAGAAAGTAATGCTGCAGCTTCACCCGTACCGCCCAAAATAGTTTGAGCTGACATACCTTGTCGTACCAACATTGTCATTAAATTTTGGAAGTCTGCTGTTGTACCTGGTAAGCGGTTTCCTAAATTGACTGCAAGTTGATTGATTTTTTCAAAATCTTCGGAAACAGTGCCACCTTTACCCATCATCGCCACTTTAAGATTAGTTGCAGCGGTTTCAGCTTTGGCAAATTCAGAAACAGGGACTGCAATTTTATCTTTCAAATGACCATAAGCCGCTGTTGCTCGTCCACCGATATTAGCATATTGTTCTGCTTTCGTTCGCAACGCATCTAGTTTTTGATTAAACACAGCATTTTCTTTCGCTTTTTTATTCAACTGTTCTAGCTTTTGTCGCTGTTGATCTATCGCTTGATTAGCCTCTCGCATTTGACGACGTAACTCACTCTGTTTTTGCGACATTTTCGATGCTTCAAATCCGTTTCTAGCAAATTCCGCACGAGCGGCTTGTAATTTTTGTTTAGTTTTAGTTTGCTCTTGTTGTAGGCTTGCAACCATCTTTTTCGCTTGTTCTAAGCGTTTTACAAAAGCAGTGGTAGGATTTGCCATTCCTTTCATTGCATTTTCCATACGTCTAACTTCCGCATAGGCTTTTTTAAGTGACGCATTATTTTCACTTAATTTTGCTTTGAGTGGATTTAGCGTATTTGCATATTTTTTAATTTGAGCTTCATTTTGCTCATAGGATTTTTTTAATTCGGAGAATACACCCCGATTATGCTTTAGCGTCTGGGATAATTTGCTCACTGCCGACTGAGCATTTTTAAATGGGGCAGTTAATTTATCCATCGCAGATAATTGCACTTGAATTTTTAAGTCTTTACTCATATTATTTCCTTAGATAAGTAATTTAATTAAAGGAGCTGTTATGTGGGCTATTGATAATATTGAAGATGTAGTAATTTACCTTTGGCTTTTTATTATGACTCCTATAATGTGTTATGCTCTTTACTCATTATCTGAAATCAGCATTATATTTTGGTTGCTTATTTCTGTTGTCAGTGCTTGTGTAATCTCATTGTTCTTTTCTCCTTTCATTATGATTATAATTGCCATACTAGAAGGGACTATTAAACTATTCTCTCGAAGAACAGAAATCTAGTTACAAGCGGTCATTTTCGACCGCTTTTTTACGTCCCATCAGCTAACGCCTTAATCACAAAATCTTCAATCATCTGTATATCTTCATCACTAAAGCCTAATAATTCCCGTTGTTCATATTTTACTTTCCAATCTGCTCGGCGATTAACTCTTGCACGCAAGCCATACTGGTGAACATTGGCAATGTTGGCATCACTTCCGCTATAACCTAATTCAATGCCTTCAGCTGTTCTGCGTAACTTCATAAATCGGGGCGTGGCGATTTTACGGAACATTGCTTGCTGTTTAATGCTCCCTTTTCGGCTTTTTTTGGGGTTTGCGTGGGGCGAAGGCAGTGCCGTCTGGGTTTTGTTGTGCTTTAATCCGTCTGCGTTGGCTTCTTGCCAGCTCTCGCCCGATTTGTTGGTAGAGTAAATGACGGCGTGATTTGCTGATATTTTGCAATAATCCATCAAATGCTGCTTTCACTTGTAACATATCATCGCTTGCCATTATTGCTCCAGTACTGTTCGCTCATACACTTTTTCGCCTTTGACAAAAATGGTGATTTTTTCAATCGGTTGCCAGTCTGTCGGCTGTGGTTCGTTGGCGTGGTGAACCTGATACGCCTCGCCTTGTTGTTGCACGATGACACGTTCGGTTAAAGGAATTTTAATGTAAATATCGTGAGTGGCGTTGTTATTTGGATCAATCTCAAAGCTGATCTTATCTTGGCTATTTGGATTGTAGATTAGCTCCGATTGCTGTTCTCGTACAAATTCCATCACTGGCACAAACAGTAAATCAGGGTGGTCGGGAAAATCGGTAACGATAATCTCTAACTCGTAATGATACTGATAGCTCAAAGAGTTCGCCCCCGTAGTCTGAATTTTACCGTTGCTGTAAAACAGCTGGAGTTGCTCAGGATTATTGGCAAAGTAGGGAATACTTTGTGTCAGTAGTTTGCGTAGGCGTTCGGGTTTGATCATTTGCGGTAACCTTTGGCTTTGTGTTCGTAAATTTGTTGGCAGTCGATGCAACGTGTACAACCGATAACGTGTTTTCTGCGAGCCTCGGGGATCACTTCGTCACAATCTTGGCAGTGCGTTAAACTGCAAGCGGTTGGTTTGTTGCGTAGTTTTGCAAGTGCAAATTCTCGCTCTTTTTCCGCTAATTCATTGGCTTTGTCTATTTGGTCTTGCATTTTTTCTCCGTTTAAATAAATAATACTTGCATTATGTGTAAATGTGTATATAATTAACCTTGATTAAGATAACAGGAGGAAGCATGCACTCACGTGACTTAATCAAGGAGCTTAAAGCTAACGGTTGTTATCTCGTTAGGCAGGGCAAAGGGTCTCATCAGATTTGGTACTCACCAAAAACAGGAAAGACCTTCCCAGTTGCTCATCCGAACGAAGACATCAAAATCGGAACTTTAAAATCCATCAAAAAATCGGCGGGGCTTTAAGCTCCGCCGAGCTTAACAAGGAGCTTACAAATGATTTTTACTGTTGGTGTTGAAACCCCAGATAACGAAAACCAAGCCTATGGAATGATTGTTCCAGCCCTTTGCCAGCTTGATTATGGTTGCTTTAGTGCTGCCGATGAAGTCGAAGACTTACTTCCAATGGTAAGCGAAGCAATCACAATGATGATTGAAAGTATGGCTGAAGATGGTTTCGATCTCACAACACTTAAAGATAAAGGCGTTACTCATTACAAAAACGATCCCGAATATGCCGATTTTGATACTTGGCTATTAGTGGATATTGATGTCACTGAATATCTTGGTTCAAAACAACGTATCAACATCACAATGCCACAACATCTTTTAAGTCGTATTGATCGCCGAGTAGCATCAATGCCTTACTATAAAGACCGTAGCCATTTTCTTGCTACTGCAGCTCATCGAGAGCTATACGCACATTCCAATCAGGAAATGTAGCAATCCCCCTACGCTCAACAGCTCCTCTGATTGAGCGTAGTTTTTCTTTATTTCAAATTCCGATTGTACCCCTCTACACATTCCGCCCAGCTTTTTAGCTCAATTTGACAAAATTCAATGGTTGTAAGGGCTTTATCTAAAGCAATGACAAGATCACCGTTATTTTTTAGCTGGAATTTGGGCATTTGGCACTGTTGGCTGGGTGGGCAAGCCAGTGGGAGCGGTTTGATGGTTCGATAATGTACCGCTTCGTTGGTTGAGCAACCTGCCAATGCCATTAGGGATAGGCTGATCACGCCAGTTTTTAACATTGTCCAGTTCTTGAATAATTTCATTGGTGCGTTCCTCAGCTTGATTGAGTTTGGCCAATACTTGTTGATGTAGTTTTTCAATCTGTTGTTGGTATCGTTGAATGTGGCTTTGGGCTAGTTCGAGCTGATTGGCTAGGTTTTGATTGTCCGATCTCACTAGGGCAATTTCAGTTTGTTGAGCTTGGTTTTGGGCTTGTAGCACTTTGCGTTCGTAGCATAAGAATGCGTTAATGAGTACGCCAATCATCAAAGCGATACTCATTGCTTTGTTAAAACTAGGAGCGATACATAATCGGGCTACTTGGCTAAACATAATGCTCTCTCTTTTTCTCGTCTGATGGTTAAGCCTTTCAGCACTTTTCCGCCTGCTTTGTTCCAGCGTGGAAACTGCTCGCACATTTCAGGGCTATATTTTGTTTGTGCAAGGCGAAATAGGGTGGATTTTTGCATTGCCCCACAACCGACATTGAAAGTAAGCGACACCATTGCATCAAATGCCCCTTGTGGCATATTTCTGCCGTTGCCGTAGCGATTAACGCAATTTTCAGCCAAGCGAATATCGTTCGCCCAGCGTTCTGCAATTTCTTGATCCGAATAGATTTTCTTCGGTTCGATTGGCTCGCCACCTGCTGATGTAGAGCCAATCCCTACCGTTAGCACGTTTGCAGGGCAAATATATGGGTCACGTCTGCAGCCTTCAGCATTACCGATAATGGCAAGCCCTTGTTCGCTGGTGCGAATGTCGGGTTGTTGTTTGACTAAGGCGATAATGCCTGCGATTGAGCAAATGAAACCTGCTGCACCATATTTAAGGTTTTTGTTCATCATCAAGATCCTTTAGCTGTTTTTGGTAGTATTTTTCTTTGAGCTTGATTTCCCGTTCTTTGTAATACCAGTTCATTAAAATGGTGCTTGCACCAAAGATAATACCTAAGATAACGCCCCAATCAGACAGGGTTAGGCTGGTAAGAACAGTAATAAACGCACCAAAGAGTGATGTTGAGTCCTGTTTGTTCATTGGCTAATTCCATAGCTGAATAGTCGCTTTGATTGCCTGCTGAGTTGGGAGCGTGTCAGGCATTTCAATTTCTTGCCCTAAGTTAAGTATGGGTTGATGAGCAAGCTGTGGATTGAGTTTTAGGGCAATTTCCACCAGCTCTGCAGTTCGTCCATATTGGCGATACAGTACGCTGTCGAGCGTGTCGTCTTGATGGGCGATGAGTTTCATATTAGCTCCGATGTCCAACGGTTGATATTGAGTAAATCTCGAATGGCAAAACGAGCATCACGCCTTAAATCATCAACGGAATTTTCATACTCTTGGGCTTTGTCTGTTCCGTCTTTGGTGCTATCAAAGCTGCGGTAGCGTTCGTAGAGATTTGCCATTGCCAAGCAATAAACCGCTCGTTTGTAGCGATGAATGAGTAAGCTCTCGCCTGCAATTTCTTCGCTGTCGATTTCATCTAAAGCGGAAACCTTGGATTTTTGCATTAAAGGTTTTAGCTCTTGATTGATACTTGCAATTGCTTCTATCACTGCATTTTTTAAGCGGTTTTCCGTCACAGTGCCGTCTGCTCGCATTGCGTTGCGAACGTCATTCAGTGAGATGTCAGGGAAAAAACCGTTATTACGGATATATTCGTTTGTTGGCTCAATGGCTGATTTATCGGCAACCTTGGCTGTTTTAGGAATGGTGATGACATTTTCCATTTGCAAAAATCCTGTATGATCTCACCGCTTATAAAAAAACGGGGTGGGGACTAATCAAAGGTGAATACATTCGCTTTTTTCGTCCGCCCCGTTGGCTGCGAGGTTTGCTCGGTTTATGGGGTGTCAGCTTTGTTGAGTTGCTTTCGCAACTTTTTAATGTTGCCTTGCACACCCACGTTTAAATTAAGTGTTAATGCTCGTTCTAAATAGTTAAGTGCCGTTTCGGGCTGTGCGGTTTCAAGCAGTAAGCCAATTTCACGATACAGTCTCGCACGGCTTTCATCGGGCATATCTTTCTCTTTGGTGAGTTCATCTACTCGTAATAAGTAGCTCACTTCAAAGGGCTTTTGCACCTTTTGGGCTTTTTTCGCTGCATCGGCAAATTCTTCAGCCAGCATTGAGCAAAGCGAACGGCTGAAACCGTCAGGCAGTGTAAGCTCTTGATGAATGGCATATTCAGCAATTTGTAAGGCGAGATGATATTCCGCACAATCGACCGCCCAGACTTGCCACGTCATCAGGACGTTATCCTGTTTGCCATTTCCTGCACTTAATGCACCTTCAATCCAGGGTAAATAGTGGTGAAGTATGCTTTTCTTATAGCTGGCTCGCTGTTCCATTGAGGCAATGGCTTTGAGGTCTTTTTTGTGGCGTGCCAGTAGGTAGAGCATTTGTTCGTAGGCGTTGAGATTTTCTAGCAACACTTGCTCATTAGAATGAGCAAGTGCAGCAGACGCCTTACGCAGATGAATTTGAGCGGGAGAAAGACGTTCCATTATTTACCTATTTCACATCTTCTAGCACGATATTTTCAATCAATGCCGCACATTCATAATCTTCAATTTTGTAATCAATATTTCGTGATAAGTAATCTTCAATACGATCACGTTTTGGATTATTTTGAATAAAGCGACGAGTTGTTCCTTCTTGCATATAGATTGAAAGGTTGTCTAGTCGTGTGATTAACATCGCATTTTTCGGGAAGAAAGGTACACGAATTGCTTTTAAGCCACCAATCTGTTTTTGTGAAACAATTACTTGGCTTGCAAGTTGATCTGTTGGCTTTAAATCTTGGTTAATCATCGTAAAGTATTTATCGTGTAAGATTTCACGACCACAGATGACCACTAAATCTGTATCTTCCGCATAAACTTCGTGGATAAGAGTATTCACCGCATCAGTAACAAGAGCATCAAGGTTTTCATAACCTTTACCAGCATTATCTCCTGTGCCTTGCCCTTTACCGACTTTGATTTTATTTTCAGTCTCTGCACCGTTCATTACCTTTGTACCGCTCGTATCTTCACGAAGCTGCTGTAACCAACCTTTTTTTACATCTTGTAATAAATTATTTGAGCTTGGATTTGATGTTGCTGCACGACTTGTTCCATTCCACCCCATCATAATTAAGTTAAGAGCAATAGTTTTTTGTGTTTGACTTGCGACTTTTTCTTGGAAGTCAGGGTGTTTTGCCCACTCGTCTAAACGAGCCCAACGAATATGACTGTCAAAGTTTACTTGTTCACAGTTGTAGGTGCGTTTATCCAAATTGAGCAAATCTTTAGTTTGGCGATCTTGTGTGTTAGTGTCGGTGGTACTCGCAATAATTTGTGCAACGCCTAAACCAATCATTTCACCTTTCATTGAAGTAACAGATGGTGTATTAATCCATTGTAGGAATTGTGAGCTTTGAAGTACCTTCTCTTTTAATTTTTGTTCTGGTACAGCTTGTACAGAAAAACCTTCTTTAACATCTTCAGCAGTTACGCCATTAAGATGAGCAATGCGAGAAATATAGGCGTTATACAGTTGTTTAGTTTCATTTTTCATAAAAAATTCTCAGTTAGTACGGTAAAGGTTAAATTAGCAATCAGTTTCAATAACTACTGAACCACCCGTAATTTCAGGACGTGGAGTGAAATTTGCTTCAGGTTGGTTGGCGATAAGCTCAACTTGGTTTTGTAAAGCGGTGAGATCAGCCGTCAGTTTTGCAATTTCCGCATTTTTAGCCTCAAGCTGTGTGGAATGAGCAGTAATTTCCTGTGCTAATAATTCAATGGTTTTTTGGTGTTCCTTGAATTGTTCTGCGTTATCTGTGCGTTGCTGACTAAACATTGCCTTGATTTTGGCAAGGAAACTTTCTTTTTCATCGGTAAATTCCAAATAGGTTTCTACCGCTTCGCTGAAAACATTTTCAGGGCGTTCTTTACGATGATTAAATGGGTTAGATTTAGATTGTTTAGCAAAACTCAGCATTTCTGTGCCAAGGCTGGCAGGGTCGTCTGTAACCGCTAATCCCACTAAATACGCTTCGCCCGTGTCGGCAAAATTCGGATCAACTTCAATTGAAGTGTAAATTTTTTGGCGAGCTTTATTCAACGCAACTAATTCAGGCGTTGGGTCAATTTGAGCTAAGAGCTGTAATTTGCCGTCTTCCCGTTCTTCTGCTTTCACAGCTAACACATCGCCATAACATTTTGAATGGGGTTCGTTTTCACGATAAAACCACGTTTTAATATGTTCTAAATTCACTCTCGCCCCAAAAGTATTTTCAGGGTCGTAGTTTTTTGCCATTTGCTCAATCCACGAGCGATGAATGTTGCGTCCGTCTGTCGTTGCCCCTTCCGTTGCCACAACAAACCATTTTGATTTAGTTGCCATACTGTTTCCTGTTGTAAGGTTATAAACTGGATTTAAAAACGCTGTGATGATGAAAGGATTTTTTATTAGGGGCAAATGGTGGGCGTTGTGATGTGTTTTTTAACAGTGGCGAGCGTTGGGCGAGATCTACGGCTATCTCTACAATCACACCAAATTTATCGTTAATGCCTTGAAATGACTGAACTTGCAAAAAATTCTGAGAATCTAACCGCTTTAATCAATATCAATACGCAACGAGAAGCCCAGCAGAAGTATTGGGCAGGCTATTCTTTAACGGAAATTTCTCGTTTGCTAAATATTCCCGTTTCAACCATTGCCAGTTGGAAAAAACGGCAGAAATGGGACGAAGCCTCTATTTTTGAGCGTGTCAGTGGCAGTTTAGAGAGCCGTTATATTTTGCTTTTGCAAAAAGACGTGAAAACAGGCAGTGATTTAAAAGAACTGGATTTTTTAATGCGTCAGATGAAAGATGCCGCACGCATTCAAAAATATAACAGCGGTGGTAATGAAGCCGATCTTAATCCCAAAATTCGCAATCGCAACAAGGGCGAACGCAAGCCAGCAGATAAAAATCCGATTTCACCTGAGCAGGAAGAATTGCTCATCAATGGCTTTATGCAAGGAATGTTCCAGTATCAGCGACATTGGTATCAAGCAGGCGAAATACACCGTATTCGTAATATTTTGAAAAGTCGTCAAATTGGGGCGACTTATTATTTTGCCCACGAAGCCTTCATTGATGCGTTGAAAACAGGAAGAAATCAGATTTTCCTGTCAGCCAGTAAAAAACAGGCGTTGATGTTCCGCTCTTACATTACCCAATATGCCCGAAAAACTGCCGATGTAGAGCTGAAAGGCGAAACAATTTTATTACCCAACGGGGCGGAGTTGATTTTCTTGGGAACGAACTCGGCAACGGCCCAATCTTACCACGGTAATTTGTACTTCGATGAAATCTTTTGGGTGCCAAAATTTGATGAAATGCGGAAAGTAGCTTCAGCAATGGCATCACAAAAACAGTATCGTCAAACTTATTTCTCCACCCCAACAACGACTGCCAGTGCAGCTTATGAGTTTTGGTCGGGCAAAGCATTCAATCGTGATCGTCCTGAAAATGAGCGTGTGGAAATTGATATTTCTCACGAAAATTTAAAAGGCGGAAAATTCTGTGCCGACCGTCAATGGCGACAAATTGTGAATATTTATGATGCCGAGCAAGGCGGTTGTAATCTGTTTGATATTGAACAACTCAAATTTGAGAACTCATCGGCTGAATTTGAACAGCTCTATATGTGCCAATTTGCTGATGATGATTCAAGCATTTTCAAATTTGATGACCTGCAGCGTTGTGCGGTGGATTCCTACGAAGAATGGAAAGACTTTAAGCCATTTTATGCCCGTCCATTTGGTAATCGTGAAGTATGGATTGGCTACGACCCTGCATTTACAGGCGATAAAGCTGCGTTAGTAATTGTTGCCCCACCTCGTGTTGAAGGCGGTGAATATCGGGTGTTACATTATGACACCTTTCACGGCTTGGATTATCAGCAACAAGCCGACAAAATTCGCCATTACACACAATCTTATAATGTAACGAAAATAACTATTGACCGCACAGGAATGGGCGATGGCGTATTTCAGAACGTGAAGCGATTTTTCCCTCGTGCCGTTGGCTTAACGTATAACGTGGATTTGAAAAATGAGATGGTGATGAAAACGCTCAATCTGATTCAGAAAGGGCGGTTAAAATTCGATGGCAAAGAAATTGCCGTCAGTTTTATGACCATTAAAAAACAATCAACTCGCAGTGGTCGCCAAATAACCTATGTTTCCGATCGCTCCGCAGATGCTAGCCACGGTGATATTGCGTGGGCGATTATGAGCTGTTTGCTCAATGAATCTTACAGTGGCACAAAAGCCACTCGCACCATTATCCCTTTTGATTATTAGGACGAACGATGACAACACAATTTTTTAGCTTAGGCGAGCCGTTACCCGTTTTAGACAGTGCCGATATTCTCAATTATTTAGAATCGGTGTTGATGTTTGAGAAATATTATAATCCACCTGTGGATTTTACAGGTCTTGCTAAAGCCGTTAAAGCAACAGCTCATCATCAAAGTGCTTTGAGTGTAAAGAAAAACATTTTGATGAGTACTTGCCAAACTTCATCGCTATTTCCTCGTGCTGAACTAGAAAAATTTGTGCAAGATTTTCTCGTATTTGGCAACGCCTATTTACAACGTGAACGTAACAAAGCCTTGCAAATTATGCGACTAAACGTACCGCTTGCAAAATATATGCGGCGTGGGAAAGAGCAAGGTAAATATTATTTGCTTACTAACGATTTCAACGAGTTTGAATTTAAACAAGGCGAAATTTTTCACTTGAAACAAGCAGACATCAACCAAGAAATCTACGGATTACCCGACTATTTAGGGGCGTTACAATCTGCCTTGCTCAATGAGAGTGCTACATTGTTTCGCCGTAAATATTATTTAAACGGTGCTCACGCTGGAAGCATTATCTATATGACCGACCCGATGGCAAATGAAACGGATGTCGATGTTTTAAAAGAGCAACTGAAACAAGCCAAAGGAAAGGGCAATTTCAAGAACTTATTTTTATATGCCCCCGATGGTAAAGAAAATGGCATCAAAGTGATTCCTCTGTCTGATGTGGTCGCTAAAGATGAGTTTCTCAACATAAAAAATACGAGCCGAGATGATATTCTTGCCGCCCATCGTGTACCACCGCAGTTAATGGGGATTATCCCAAACAATACAGGCGGATTTGGCGACATAGAAAAAGCAGGTAAAGTGTTTTTTATCAATGAAATCAAACCGCTACAACAACGCCTTAACGAGATCAATGAATGGGTAGGGCAAGAAGTGATTACCTTCACACCTTACGAGTTACTCGCAGAAAGTTAAAGCCTCCTCTCAACATTCCACCCGCTCATAAGCGGGTATTTTCTGGCCAAAATTTACAGCCTTTCATCTGCCTTTAAATAAATAGCCCTCCCTGAGTTTATTATACAAAACCGATCTTTTAGCAAAAGCAGAAAAATAAAATTTAGACGATTTTTTCACCCATTCCCCCACCCAAAAATCGCCGTCAAGACCTCGCCTCGCCCGCACACTAAATATATGTGTTTTTACGCAAATGCAAAAAACCGATCCTTACAAGCCACACAAAAGCCCAAATGGATCTTTAATTTAGATCTTTTTAACGCAAATTTATGCAGAATTACGCAAAAATCTTATGATTGTTATATCATAATTTGATCGGACTTGAGCGAATGGGGAAAACATCGGGGAAATGTCATTTTACATTTATACGGTGATGTAGTTGCAATCTATTTTTGACTTAAAAAATCAAAAATCGGTACACGCCTCCACAGTTTAATCCTAATCAGTCCAATTTAGTACAAAAAACAATCTAAAAACTAGTAAGTCCAATGTTTTGACGTAAGATACATTATGCCAGTTAATACCTTTAATCCAGCTGAGTAAGATACAAGTGACGCCATACGAGCGTCCATTTATTGAATACAACAAATTAGGATTTGTCATCAGTCTGATTAAGCCAACAT